ATGGGTGGGAAAGTGGCGCACCCGACAGGGGAGGAATATCCCTATAATTTCAATATCTTAGATGGGATAACGAGGGGTAATCAACCGACGCTGTTCCGCGCCTTCGCGGCGGTTTTGGCTAACCCGGTTTGGCTGTGATCCATGGTGGGAACCGAACGGGTTTTTAGCAGCATCCCAAGCACCGACGATGACAGCGAACGCTGGACGCCATCGGCTGATGACGCGATGTACGAATACACACCTCACGGTCACTTCGCGACGATCGATCCCGCACAGTGGGAAGGCATAGAACCGCCCGAGCGGGAATGGATACTCAACGGGTGGCTCCCACGCCGCCGCGCTGCATATCTCACGGGAGCGGGTGGCGCGGGCAAGTCGTTGCTGGGCCAGCAAATGGCAACGTGCATCGCGATCGGCTTGCCATGCCTTGGCGTCGATACAACCCAAGCGCCAGCGATCTACCTCACGGCCGAAGATGACGGCGACGAACTGCAGCGGCGGCAACGCGCAATCTGTCGCGCGCTATCGATCCGCGAGGGCGATCTGGGCGGCAAGCTGTTCCTCGTTTCGCTGTTCGGCCTGTCGGACAACCGCATGGTCGGGTTCGATCGCGACGAAGGCATGCAGACGTTGCCAGCCTGGTCGAAGCTCACAAACACAGCGCGACGCGCCGGGGCGAGGTTCATCGTGCTCGACAACGTGTCGCACGTCTTCGACGGAAGCGAGATCGATCGCGCGCAGGTGACTGGTTTTGCCAACCTACTCAACGGCCTTGCGCAGGAGATCGACGGCGCGGTGATGCTGATCGGGCATCCGAACAAGCAGGGCGATGCCTATTCCGGCTCGACGGCTTGGGAGAACGCCTTTCGTGCCAGGCTCTACTTCGACGCGCCGAAGGGTGAACATGGTCACGCAGACCCGGATCTGCGGCAGCTCACGCTGCCCAAGGCGAATTACGCTCGTAAGGGTTCCGCAATCGAGGTCCGATGGCTCGACGGGGCGCTGGTGCGCGACGATGAGATTGGCGAAGGCACCTATGCCGACCTGCGGACAATCAGTGTCGCACAGGCGGAAGACGCTGCCTTCCTGCGTTGTCTCGACAAGGCGACGGACAACCGCCGGGCAGTCTCACACGTGCCGGGCGTGAACTACGCACCGAAGATTTTCGCCGGCATGATCGAGGGCAAACGCTTCGACGAAGCAGCTTTCAGACGGGCCATGGAACGCCTGATCCACGTCGGCGCAATCGAGTTCGACCAAAAGCTCTGGAAGGCAGAGAATCGGCACTGGAAGCTAGGAATTCGGCGGGTTTCAGAGGTTGCGCCAACCCCTGCGCCAACCCTTGCGCCAAGCTCCTGCGCCGACCCGCGCCAACCCCCTGCGCAAAGCAGCGGAAATCCTTGCGCCAACCCTGCGCCATTGGTGCGCCAGACACACACCACCCCCTACGGGGGTACGGGTGAACCCTCTTGGGGAGATTCACCCGTACCCCCCGACGACGAGTTGGACTGGTCAACCGACGAAGAGGGCGATGAACCATGAGGTTGGCCAGTGACGCACGCTCGATCGCACGCGACCTTTCCCGGCTCACGCCCGATTGGCGCAATCCGGAGCGCTACTTCGAAACACGCGATGATCTGCGGCACCGCCTGCAGCGCCTCGCCAATCAACTGGAGAACACCCGTGGCTAAGTGGCCGTACAATACACAGGCATGGCAGAAGCTGCGCAAGGTGAAGCTGCAACGCGATCCGCTATGCGAGGACTGCCAGGGTGCGGGCCGCATGCGAGTGGCATCCGTGGTCGATCACCGCAAGGCCATCAGCCAGGGCGGCCATCCCTTCCCTGATCTTGACAGCTTGGCCAGTCTTTGCGCGGCCTGCCACAATGCGAAGACGGCGCGCGGCGCTGAAGCTGGCGCGGTTCGCACTTCGAAGCCTCGCAAGGGCTGCAATGCCGACGGAATTCCACTTGATCGGCGGCATCCGTGGTCGCCAGCATCGAGGCGGAATATTCGAAATACTTGAAATGGTCTCTGAAAATCTCTCGGAGCTGGGGCGCTAGGACCACGTTCCCAGGTCAGAAAATAGTTAGTTTGAGTTCGGTGCCGATATTTTCGTTCGAGAAAGTTGAATAAATGGGCAAGCGCGGACCAGGTGCAGGACGGCAGAAAGTTGCGGCAAAAGCCGCCGCGCCTGTGGCTGCGGACCTGTTCAACCCCAACCCGGCGCAACCCGGCGCGCACCCATGGCAGCGCGCCGGCCTGTCCCGCGCCGATCGCGTGATAGCGTTTCTGGAAGACCTGCCTGTCACCAAGGGCTTCGGCGCTGGCAGCAAAGTGCAGCTCGAACCGTTCCAGCGTGAATGGGTGGAAGCGATCTACGGAGACGGCGACGACGGCCTGCGCCAGGTTCGCACCGGCCTGCTGTCAGTTGCGCGGGGCAACGGCAAGACCGTGCTCTGTGCCGGCCTCGCCCTATGCCACCTGGTCGGCCCTGAAGCCGAGCAGCGGGGCGAGTGCTATTCCGCCGCGGCGACCAAGGAACAGTCGGCGCTGATCTTTGCCGAGATGGAAGCGACCATTCTCGCTACACCTTGGATGGCCGCACGGCTGAACGTGAAGACGTTCAACAAGATCGTCGAAGATCCGATTAGCGGTTCGGTCTACCGCGCGCTGGCGAGCGACGGCCGCAGCGTCCACGGTCTGGCGTCATCCTTCGTGGTTTGCGACGAACTGGCGCAATGGCACAGTCGCGAGTTGTTCGACGTGCTGCGCACTTCGCTGGGCAAGCGCGAGCAACCCTTGCTGTTGGTGATCGGCACGCAAAGCCCCCGCGCCGAAAACGTCATGAGCGAGCTGGTAGATTATGCCGGCCGCATCGAATCGGGCGAGATCGAGGACGATAGCTTTCACGGCAAGGTCTATGCCGTACCGGACGATGCTGACCCTTTCGACCCCGCCAACTGGCCGCTGGCAAATCCCGCGCTGGGCCGGTTCCGATCGGCGCGCGAGATGCAGGAGGAAGCCACCCGCGCGCAGCGCATGCCAACGTTCGAGCCGGCCTTTCGCAACCTGTACCTGAACCAGCGGGTTGACGCGGAGCCGAAGGCGATCAACCCGGCCGAATGGGAGCTTTGCGGCGGCACGTTCGATCTGGACTCGCTACGCGGCCGGCCCTGCTACGGCGGGCTGGACCTGTCCAGCACGCGCGACCTGTCGGCCCTGTCGCTCTACTTCCCCGACGATGGCGGCGCGCTGGTGCTCCATTGCTGGTGCCCCAGGGAGAACATGGCCGAACGGGAGGAAACCGACCGCGTTCCCTATCGCACCTGGGCGAAGCAAGGGCTGATCGAAGCCACCCCCGGCCGCGCGATCGACAAGCATTTCATCGTCGCACGCCTTGCCGAGGTGGCGAGCTGCTTCGATCTGCGCGGCCTTGCGTTCGACCGCTGGGGCATGGCGGACCTCAAAGCAATTCTGGGCCGCGAGGGCATCACCCTGCCGCTGATCGATTGGGGACAGGGATTTGCCAGCATGGGGCCGGCGGTCGATGCTTTCGAAACCGCCATGCTTTCGGGCAAGCTGCTGCACGGCATGAACCCGCTGCTGCGCTGGTCTGCCGGCAATCTCGTTTATGAAATGGACCCGGCGGGCCTGCGCAAGCCGAGCAAGAATCGCTCGATCGACCGGATTGACCCTATGGTGGCGGCGATCATGGCGATCGGTCTGGCGAGCCGGGACGAAGGCCCGAAGACGTTCACTGGCGCGGGAATTGTGTGGCTTTAGACTTTACTAAGGCCACACTGAACGAACCTTTCCCTGTCAGTTGAATTTCCCAAACCCAATTTGATATCAATCACGTGCTCTACTGAAGCAACAACGTATGTTTCTTCATGACGATCCGGAAAACGAAAGCGAATCGTTTCACCAATTGATGGCGCATGATCCATCTCAACATCATCAATGATTTGGTTGGGATATGCCGTTTCGACAAAGCGGACGATCAACATTATAACGCCATCCTCATCTTTCAAGCGCGGTTGCCAAGATACGCCGAAGAGCCTCGGGGCGCGACAACCTCTCGCCCTGCGCTTCAATCCAAGCGTCGAGTGCGGCGAGCTGATCCGGCTGTAGGCGCACACCAATCATCTGCCCGCGCCCACCAGTCGGTGGACGGCCGCGTTTCGGTTTTTGGTTATCCCGAATTGACGATGTCATGATTTACGGTTATCCCAAAAGCGAGCCGGGCGGAAGCGCCAACTCCCACCCAGCTCTGACCACAACCGTCTTTAGTGGAGACGCTCATGGCTACCTCGGCCCCTAGCAGGCCGCGCAGTTCCTGCGCGACCGGAAATTCGCACGAAAATTCCACCGTATCGCGCCGGCGTTTCGTCGGCGGGCTTGCCACGTCCACGCTGGCCGCCGTTCCTGTCGCTGCGCTTGCTTCCGGGCGCACTGTCATTGCAGGAAAGGTCGAGACCATGAACATGCACACCCGCGTTGTTGCCGATGTCGCTGAACACCCGCTGGCCGCCCAAATGAGAGCTTCCCGCGAAGCCGCAAACGCTAGGTTCTGGAAGCTGCATGCGGAGCTTGAGGCGCTGGAAGCCGCATGGGAAGTTGACACGGACGACAGCGAAGAAAATTGGGAGCGGCATGCCGAGGGCGTCCATGATGCAACCGAACGGGTGCTGATGCAGGGGGTTTTCTGCCCTTCTGCCGTGCTCGCCAAGCTGAACATCGTGCACTTCGATCCGGCCGGCTATATGCTGCCTGCACCCGTGCACAGTGCCGCCCAGGTGATCGAATGGGACCTGGAACGATGTGCGAAGGAGCGGCTTCTAGAAAACCGTGAGGCTTGACACGTTTCTAAATTCGTGAGAGCCATCACGTATGGACGCGATCTTCACCTTGACGGCCTTCACGCCGGCTGAAGCCACTGCCATCACGGGCGTGTCGCAGGACTTACAACGTGATTGGCGCCGTCGCGGCTTCTTGCCGCGAAGTGAGGGCCATGCCCGCTTCGACTTGTTCGGCCTTGCCGAGCTGCTGACGATGAAGCTCCTGTCTGCCCGCGACATCGGGCCGAAGGCAGCGGCCGAAGTGGCGGACTGGTGCGGCAACGGCATCGCCTACCACGCGCTGGACGCTGTGGATGCCTACGAGGGTGATCATCTGCGCACCAATGAGGCGCGGGGGCTGGACGACCGTCCGCTGTCCGACGACGAGCGCAGCAAACTTGCTACCTTAATTTCGCAGACCGGCGGCAGGTATGATGCGCCGGACGTCCGTTGGGGGGACAAGGCGGACTGGCTGCGGAGGCAGGTCTACCATAAACGCACCGGCACGAGGGTGATTCCCGGCAGCCTGTTTGCCTGGTGGGCGGACGACAGCCACAGCTTCCTTTTGAGCCTGGACGAGGCGCTGGCTGACATGCTTTCCGGAGACCCGCGCCTGGCGGGGCCGATTGTTGTTCTGGACCTACAGGCGCTTGCCTACACGTTGAGCGAACGTGCCGGCCGCGCCTTTGTCCACGTCGAATTCCCCAACTTACCCCCGATCCCGGGGGCATGATGCCCACGTCGAGAGACCGTCGGCAATCAACGTCGAGAGACTGTCGAGTGTCACCGCGCCGGGGCTTCGGCCCCGGCCAGCCTGAAAGGCCAAGACCATGTTGAAGAAAGCAGACCTGATCGCGCGTCGCGCCGCGATCGCCGAGGAACTGGCTACGCCAGACCTTGCCGACGAGCGCGTTGACGCACTCAATACCGAATATCGCGGCCTTGCCCGCCAGATCGAACGCGCCGAGATTGTCGAGGACAACGAGCGTCGCGAAGCCGGCACCACCATCCACGGCGGCGACGAGAAGCTGTCAACCGAACTGCACAAGCGCTTCTCGCTGGTGCGCGCCATGGCGATGCAAGCCAATATCGGCGGGCACGACTTCGGCTTCGAACGTGAAGTGCAGCCCGAGCTGCTGAAGCGCGCCGGCAAGGTTTCGGACGGTGGCGTTCTGGTGCCGTCCGAAATCTTCCTCGAACGACGCACCTTGACCACCACCACGCCGAGCGGCGCGGTCGGCGGCAACCTGATCGCCACCGAGCTGCACGGCGAAATGATGTTCGATCGCCTGCGCTCCGCCATGAAGGTGCAGTCGCTGGGCGCGACGGTGCTTTCCAATCTGGTCGGCAATATCGATATTCCGGGCCTGAAGGACTCGGTTACCGGCGGGTGGGTTGCCGAAGACACGGCGCTGACGGGCAGCACGCCCGGCTTCCGCAAGGTCAGCCTGACGCCGAAGCACGTTGGCGGCCTGACGGAACTGTCGCGTAACATGCTGATGCAGACCAGCGTCGATGTCGAGAACCTGGTGCGCAACGACTTCGCCCAGGTGCTCGCCGGCCTGATCGACAAGGCCGCGATCAACGGCAGCGGCAGCGGCGCCGAACCGACCGGCATTCTCAACACCAGCGGCATCGGCTCGCTGGCGATGGGCACCAATGGCGCTGCCTGGACGGCGGACGCATCGCGCGACCTGATCGGCAAAGTCGATATTCCCGACGCACCGAACACGTCACGCGGTTTCCTGACCACCAACAAGGTGAAGGTGTCCGCTTCGAAGATCAAGGACGCGCAGGGCAATTACATCGGCTTCGGCGAAGCAGGCGTATGGGCAGGCGAGCGTGCGGAGTTTTCGAGCAACGTGCCTTCGAACCTGACCAAGGGCAGCGGAACGGGCCTTTCGGCAGTCCTCTACGGCAACTGGGCCGACCTGCTGATTGGCTACTGGTCGGCCTTCGACTTCCTCGTGAACCCCTACGAATCGACCGCCTACGCCAAGGGCAACGTATCGGTTCGCGCGATGGCCACGTGCGACGTGGCGGTGCGCTATGTGGAGAGCTTCGCGGCCTCCAAGGACGTGGTGGCCTGATATGGCGGCGGCATCCCTTGAACGCCGGGCCTTTTGCGAGGTCCGCACCGCCGGCCGGCGTATCGAGGGATATGCCGCCACCTTCGGCGCGGAAGCCCGGATCGGCAGCGACTTTACCGAAGTCATTGCCCCCGGCGCTTTCCGCGCCTCGCTGGGCGGCGACGTGCTCGCCTTGTTCGACCATGACCCCGGCAAGGTGCTGGGCCGCACCAGATCGGGAACCCTCCGGCTGACGGAGGATGCCAAGGGCTTGGCCTTCTCGCTCGACCTTCCCGACACGGCGGCGGGACGCGACGTGCAGGCCCTTGCCGAACGTGGCGATCTGGGCGGCATGAGTTTCGGCTTCACCATCCCCACGGGCGGCGAAAACTGGCAGGGCGACAAACGCACCTTGCGCACGGTCAACCTGATGGAAATCAGCGTCGTCTCTGCATGGCCAGCCTATCCCGACACGTCGCTGGCGCTGCGCAACCGGCGCACGCCTCTGTCGCCCCGTACCGCGCTGCTGCGCACGATCCTGCTTTCGGAGATCCGCGCATGAAGCTGGTCGATCGCATGGCGCACGCGCTGGGCTTTGAGCGCCGCGCCACCGAACCGAGCTGGGCCGCGATCGGCGCGGCGCAAGGCTACTACGGCGGATTGTCAGCCCGCGCGGCCGAGAACCTGTCGGCAGTGCTGGCATGTTCCACGGTCATTGCCACGTCGCTGGGAAGCATCCCGGCGCTGGTCTATCGCATGGAAGGCGACCGCCGCATGGAAGCGATGGGCCATCCGCTCCGTCGCCTCGTTCGCCAAGGCGTCAACGAGCATATGTCGTGGCCCGACTTCATCGAGCACATGGTTGCATCGACCCTGCTGACCGGGAACGGCCTTGCCGAGATCATCCGCAACGCCAACGGCGGATTGACCGGCCTGCGCTTCATCCCCTGGCTTGCGGTTGGCGTGTCGCGCCTTGCGTCGGGCAGGCTCGCCTATGACGTGCGGGAACCCAATGGCATCACCCGGCGCCTGCTGCAGGGGGAAGTCATCCACCTCCGGGACAGGACAGATGATGGCCTGCTGGGCCGCTCCAGGCTCTCCAGGGCGAGCGAAGTCGTTGAAGGGGTACAGGCGAGCAACACCTTCGCGCGCAGCTTCCTGACCAATGGCGCACAGCCGTCCGGCTTTCTGAAAACCACCATGAGCATGTCGCCGGACAACATGGGCAAGCTGCGCGACCAGTTCAACGCACGGTTCCAAGGCGCGGCCAACGCGGGCCGGATCGGCATACTGGACCAAGGCATTGAATGGCAGGACGTTCAGATTTCACCCGAAGACGCCGAGCTTCTGGAAACCCGCAAATTCGGCGTCGAAGAGATTTGCCGCCTGTTCCAGGTGCCACCCCCGCTGGTGCAGGACTATTCGCACAACACCTTCACCAATTCGGAAACGGCCGGCCGCTGGTTCGCCATGTTCACGCTCACGCCTTGGGCGCGAAAAATCGAAACCGAATTCGCGCGCAGCGTCTTTCCGGCAAGTGGCACCTACGAGATGGAGCTTGACCTATCGGGCTTCCTGCGCGGCGATCCGGCAACCCGCTGGAATGCGCACAAGATCGCGATTGATGCCGGCGTGCTGGATCCCGACGAAGTTCGCCAGGTCGAAGGCTGGAACCCGCGCGCAAAGCGTACTGGTGAGGTGACTGTCTAATGTTCCCGCCGCGCACGCCATCCTATCGGCCCAACGAATGGGAGCTTACCGAGGCGGCACATCGCGGCATTTCTGTGCGCGGCCTTTGGGCAATGCTCTACGCTGAAGCGGCGCTCGTTGACCTTCCCGACGAAGACGAGAGTGAGGACTCGGAATGAGCCGCGCGCTTTTTCGGGAAGCGGACATCACGCGCGCCTTTCGTGCTGCTCGCAAGGCGGGGATAGCGCACCCTCGCGTCGATATCGACACGGCCACTGGGCGAATTTCGATCGTGCCTTGCCGCGCTGCGGCGGACCCCGACGAAACCAGCAACCCAATCGACAAGTTGTTCGACCTATGAAGCGGCGCTGGCTGCCTCGATACGTACACGAATTTCAGGATCGCCACGGGAAGTCTCGCTGGCGATATCGCCGCAAGGGGCGCGCAGTCTACTACTTCAAGAACCCACCAGGCACAGAAGGTTTTCGCCAGGAGCTGCACGCCTGCGAGGAAGGCCTTTCGGCCGCCCCGATCGACCCCGGCATGTCGCGAATCAAATCGGGAAGCTTCGACGACTTGCTTGCTCGTTACTATCGCTCGCCCGACTTCCTCGATCCCGGTGATCGAACGCGTGAAGTCTATCGCGGCGTGCTCGAACGTTGGCGCTCGCGCACCAAGAAAGGGGTTCGCTACGGCGAGCTGCTGGTCCGCGATCTGCAGGCACGGCATGTTGAAGCCATGCTGGCCGAAATGCTGCCACATCGAACCGCCGCGAACATGCTGCGCAAACGTCTGCTGGCCCTGTACAAGTTCGCCATTCGCATCGGGATGGCCAAAGACAACCCGGTCGGCGTGACCAAGCCATTCAAGGTGGAAAGCCAAGGCTTCCACACTTGGACAGAGGAAGAGATTGCTACGTATCAAGCACGGCACTTGGTCGGCACGAAGGCAAGGCTCGCCTTTGATCTAATGCTATGGACCGGCCAACGCGGCGGCGACGCTCGCACATTCGGCCCTGGGCATATTCGCAACCGGCGCCTGGTGTTCTCACAAGAGAAAACGGGCGCTGCTATTTCCGTGCCTGTCCTGCCCGACCTTGCCGCATCGATTATGGCAACCCCATCCGGCGCCATGGTCTTTGTCCTCAATGACCATGGCAAGCCGTTCACCAGAAAGGGCTTCGGAAACAAGTTCCGCCAGTGGTGCGACGAGGCGGGCCTTTCCCATTGCTCTGCGCACGGCCTGCGCAAGGCGGCAGCACGCCGCTTCGCGGAGGCCGGATGTTCAAATCAGGAGATCAAGGCTTGGACCGGTCACGTCACCGATTCCGAAGTCTCGCGCTATACGGCACACGCTGAAAAGCAGTTGCTGTCGGACGCTGCGGCAGAACGTCTAATGGCTAACCTGCGCACACGGTTAGCCAAATCCGAAGATAAACCTTTGATAAAAGGCGCTTAA